CGGATGTTCCTGAAGTTCCATTCGTTCCTGATGTTCCATTTGTGCCTGATGTACCAGATGAACCAGATGAACCGGATGTTCCTGAAGTTCCTGATGATCCGTCTGTACCGTCTGTTCCTGATGTTCCTGAAGTTCCTGAAGTTCCTGATGTACCGTCTGTACCATCTGTTCCTGATGATCCTGAAGTTCCTGATGTTCCTGATGTTCCATTTGTACCATCTGTTCCTGATGTTCCTGATGATCCGTCTGTACCGTCTGTGCCAGATGATCCTGAAGTTCCTGATGTGCCTGATGAACCGGATGTTCCTGATGTTCCTGATGATCCGTCTGTACCGTCTGTGCCAGATGATCCTGAAGTTCCTGATGATCCGTCTGTACCAGATGTTCCATCTGTGCCTGAAGTACCAGATGTACCAGATGTGCCTGATGTTCCAGAGGTACCCGATGTTCCTGAAGAACCCGCCGTTCCTCCAACTCCCGATGATCCGTCTGTACCTGAAGTTCCAGATGTTCCACTACCTACCCCTAATTCATCATCAGGATCCCACCATAAATCACCCTCATTAGGTAAGTTAGGTGGATCTTCTCCAACATAAATAGAGGCAACAACATTTCATTGTGCCTCTACTGCATTATAAACTTTTAATTTTTCTTCAAGAGAATCCCACCATTCCCAACCAGCTTGGGGGTTTACAGGCGCTATTGGCCCAGCAAAATTATCTTTTGGACTATACGCAACATTTCCTTCAGTTTCTGTTAAAAACGCACCAGCAAATTGTTCAGGTCTAGGAAGAGTCATTTTTTCTCCTAATTATATTTTTGGTAACTCTTTTCTTCTACAAGATTTGAATTGGTTAATAAATTAATTTGTTTTTTTAATTCAGAACGTTTGTCATTCGTAAAATATACACTTCGTGCTAAATCTATAAATTCTTGATCAAATTCTTGCTTTTTCTCTTTAATACGAAGTTTATCTTCAATTATTCATAAATCCTTATCGACTTTTTGTAAGATTTTAATTTCTTTGGATATATTATTTAAACCACTTATTTTATCCATTGCTTTAATAAGGACATCAAACTCTTTTATAATATTTATTCTTTTATCAAAATCCTTAATTTTATGTAACTTAATAATAAGTATACAAACCTTGTCAACAAGTTCTCCATTTGATATTTCTACCTTCATCTTTATCTCTAATTAAATATACACCTTTTTTATTTCATTTACAACATTTTTTACAGAAGGATGACACTCAAACATTGACTTGTTTTCTAAACAATTAGAAATAACAGGCGTTCCTTGAATAGTACCATGTTCAGCTAAACCATATTTCATACAAGAACCACAAAAAAGATTACATGTACCTGGAACATAAGAATACTTATATTTTTGATTTCCATGTCTATATGGCGCTCTAAATTTTGGATCTATGGAACTTCCCAATTGTATTATATATGTATCTGTTGTTCCTGCCAAATGTAAAATACCAGAATCCATAGTTACTACTACACTAGCTTTATTTAAAATATGCCAAGTTTCTGATATTGATAATTTATTACTATAATCCATTCCATCATAAATATTTAAAGCAAAAACAGGCTTGGCAACCATTGAATTCGAAGAAGCAAGAAATTCAGCTGTATCTTTTCCCACAACTACTACAGATATATTATTTGCATAAAGTTGATCTACAAGTTTTTGCCAATTTTCTTTAGACCAGGTCCTGCTTTCCCATGTTTCCGCAGGATGAACTACTACATATTTATTTGGGAGAGATATATTAGATTCTTTATCTGGAATATATATGCATGTTCTGTCTTCTGGTAATAAGTCAAAGCCAAGAAAAGCCGCATGATATTGTCGTATATCAATTAGATTATGTTGTAAAACAACACCTGGAAAAAATGGTTTATCAATATTAATAAATGAAGTATGTACTAATTTTGGTGAATATTTATTTAATTTTACATTTAATGTAGTGTGATCATATCCATGTAAATTAAAAAGTTTACTTACATCTGGATTATTTTTAAATAATTCCGGAACATAGGTAAAAACATCAAGTGGTTTTTCATATATACTTGCTAATTTACGTAAAGTAGCTGTTGAACTTAGTGTGTCCCCTAAAGAAGGACAACCTATTACAAAAACAGGATTATTTAATATAACAATTTTTTCTATCTGAAAAGGTTCCCAAGCAAAAATATTTGATTCATATTTTCCTTTTATAACTTGTACTCTTTGATATGCTTTCTTTAAAGAGGCAACAAAACTACTAAAGTCACTATCTGAATGAACGGTGTGGTGAAACTCCAAAGCAATCTTTTTAATTTTAGGCGCTAAGATATATATATCTTGTAAAATATCAAGTTCAGACCCCTCTGTATCAATCTTTAAAAAATCAACATGTACTATTGCGTTTTCTATTAAAAAATCCTTCAAAGAAAGTACATTTACCTGTTCAGTCCTTCCCGTGTGTGTGGGATGCCCATCTCTTGGTTTTAGAATTGTATGACCACCGCTCACACTATCTATATACAAGTCTGTAGTCATAGATTTGTTTGAAAGACCAATGTTAAAATGTTTTGCATCTTTTACATTATTTTGTAGAGCTTTAAAATTTTCTTTGTTTGGTTCTATGCTATATACAATAGATGCTCCAGCTTTAAAAGCAAATAAACTAAAAAGTCCAATATTTGCCCCTACATCTATGACAGTGTCTCCTTTTTGTACTTTACAATCTTCAAAAGAATACTCTTCTTTTGTCCAAACTTCATTCCACAGAAGGTTAAACTCATTTTTATCTTGTATACTGTGTTGTAAATCTAATTTTGGTAAATTTTTAAAAGCATCAATGACCTGTTGTGCTTCTATAGTCTTAGAACACTCAAATTGTCTTGAAGTGTCCTTGTGTCTTGGACACCAATTCCAATCGCCCTTATCAAACATAATATCTTTGTCATTAAAACACCCTTTGCATTTTTCAGAATTATCAATACGGATGCAATTATTTTGAAATTCGTACCAAGATTCTGTAAAGCCGGAAATCATAATTGTTTTTTGTCCCATAGCCCATGCTAACCATGACAATCCGGAACTAATACCTATAAGACACTCTGCATGTTTTATATAAGGAAGAAGTTGTTCAAGCGTCAAATCTTTTACATTTATAGTATCTAGTAATGCTTTATTACCCATATAGCCATTAGGTTCACGTGACAAATTTACTACTTTATAACCAGAAGTATTTAGATAGTCAATAACCTCCTGCCAACCGGTTGAGTTATTCCAGTATTTTGCTTGTGCTGTCGAATGGGGGGCTATACAAACATATTTTTCTTCCATTGGCTTGCCAGCAGTAATTTCGTTTATTTGAGCCTGTTTTGATTCTAGAGGAAGTCCTAAAATAACGGCAGCTAAATGTTGTAGTGGAATTGTTCTGGAATCAACAGGTGCTTTATTTAAATCATAATATACACCAATATTATAATTAGCTGTAAGATTTTCAATAGTAGTTCCAGGTGAAACAAACTCAATTTGCGGATAACATTTATTAAAAAGATTGTTATGAAATGTACTAACAATAAGAAGACATTGATGCTTCTTTTGAAAATCTTCTAGATATGGCATCCACGCAATTGTATCTCCCAGGGCACTACTTCCAAACTGAATAAAAACTTTTTTATTTTTTAAATTCAGATCACAACTAACCACTAAGGCATTATTATATAACACATCTATACGCCAATTTATAAAATATTCCCTTGAAGCTTTCGACCAGTGACCGGGTTTTATTATACTCTCATATATTACTGCCTGCGTATCTTTATTAATAAACCTGGTTGTATATTCTTTTTGTGAAGGACCTACAATTGAAACTTTTGGTCCACCTATAAATGAAAATTCAAAACGATCTTCTGTAGAAACTTGAGGTAATGGCAACGCCATTACTGCAGATATATCAGTTGTTTTATATGCCTCTATGAGTTCTTTTTGCATTTGTGACATTATGAGTTCATGTTGATTAATTCTTTTACCTGCGTGGCATGCTGCGCAGGATCTTTATGAAAAAACTTTATTAACTGATTGTTTGAATAAGCTCCGTTGTATATTGGTAAGTCGTTCATTAATACGGGCAATTCCCAGGAAAGCGCTTCCCGTACAACGAGTGGGTTAGTTTCTAGTACAGAAGGGAATATCAATGCGTCGCAGGCCTGATAAAACAATTCCATATCGGCTCTTTCTCCCCATATAACGCAGTTATCAGGCTTTACAGCCATCAAGGGTCCCCAATAATTTTCGAAATTTACAGCTTGATTACCAACAAAATTAAAATAAATGCCATTAGGAAGTTGTTGTGCTATTTTGAAAACTTGTCCTTGATTTTTATCTTTAGTGAATAAGCCTACCGTAATAACTTGTGCAGAATCGACCTTCATTCCTAGTTTTTTTCTGGCTTCTTCTTTAGTATATTGTCGTTCTTGTTTATCAATAGGGTACTCTACAACGTCATAAGGAATTTTTAAATCCCTGTATCTACTAGCCTGTCCTTCGCTGACAAAAATGAATTTATCCGGGAAAAATTGTTTTGTGCTTACATTATAAGTTGAGTTATGGCAAGTCTCGAGAAGCTTGTATTGACGATCTGTGCGATACAGCCACTCAAAGGGTTTACGATCAAAGTCATACCAAAAACATTCTGGATGTTCTTCGAGGTGAATAATATTGGGATTAATATCTTTTACGATTTGTATAAGTTCATTTTTATCTGTTCCTAACGTGAATAACCTATCGCCAAGAAGTTCGGATATTTTATCACGTTGAACAGTATACTTGTCGCTTATCTTAGCAAATTCTATAACATAAACAACAAAAACGTTTTTTAAAGCTTCTATCTTCTTTAGAAGATATTGTGGTTGGCCACCTGTTGATAAATGTGGCGCAACAAATAAAAGTTTTTGCATGTGTTTATTTGATTACACAGCTGTTAAGGGGCCTCATAGTTCTATTTCGTCCCCATCAATTAGGTCATATCCTAAGTTACTATTAAAAGTAACTACTATATTTACTCCTAAATTTATAATGGAAGTAATACAATTTTTAAATACAGCTAATCTATTAATTCCAATAGCTCAGTCATTTAAATCAGTAGCAACCCCATTTATATGAAAAGTTGAATGAATATTATAATTTTCAATGGTAACTGTGTTTATAGTTGTAAAAACACCGTTTGCTTTTACCATATTCTCAACAAAATTTATTAACTCACTGGTATCAATTGATGTAGGATTTTGCCAATAATTGTCTAATAAATGTTGTAATTTATGTGACATTATACAACAACCATTGGTCCCCACAATTCAATTTCATCTCCGTCAATTAAATCATATAGTAAATTAGCATTAAAAGTAATTATGATATTAGAGCCATTATTTACGATTGAAGTAATAGTTTGTTTTGTTGCCGCCATTCTGTTAATAAAAACAGACCACATACTTAAATTTATAGCTGTTCCGTAAGTATGAAAAATGTCTACAATATTATAATTTTCAATGGTAGCTGTTGTGGCCGATGTAAAACCACCAATTACACGTTTTAAACTGCTAACCCACTGAACAGCTAAAGCTGTTTCTCCTTGCGAAGATTCATACCAATAACTATCTAATAGTTGCTTTATTACAGCATACACAGTTGTTTGTTCTGCTGCTTGTACCACAGGTAAACCTAGTATTGTTAGGGCAATATCTAAAGTTTCTTTTTCCAAATCATAAATTTGATCATCTTGAGAAATTAAAGAACATTGTGCATTATGTTCAATAACATATCCAAGCTTTTCTGTTTTACGAATTTGCTTTACTATCCACCTTTGATTTTTATCATCAACAATTATATCTCGTGTCCGTATGGGTGGAAAATTTAACATTGTAAATAAAGCATCATGCGGCATCCATTCTCCAAACATAGTAATTTGATTATATTTTGGAGCTGGGTTTAACATACCTTTTAAATATATTGCCTTAAAATAACCGCTTACCCATCCTGTTCCATAACAAATTTGACATGTATCATTTATAATACGTTGTAAAGTAGGATCCCAGCATTCTGTGCAATGTGTTCCATAAGTACGTTTTTTAATTACAAAAAAATCACGACCTGAATATTGTGCTAATGCAATTCCTTTACGTCTCACAATCTCTAAAGCTGCCTTATCAGTGGTAGTTGCTTTTCTAAAAGCTGGTGTAACAGGTTGAATTGACTCTTCTAAGGAAGAAAGATTTATAAATTTTAATTTATAATACCATGTTCGTAAAGGATCAAACAATCCAGAAATTCCATAATCATCATAATCATATGTTGTGGCAGGTATTCCTAATTCTACTAAATCAAAACCTAGTAATCCGGAAACACCTGGATTTTCAGAACGATATATATTTAAGGAATAGCCAGATAAAGCTTCGACAGTGTCTTCTAAATCTCAAGTTAATGTAAGTTTATTTACATCATAGGAAGTTACATCAAGATTTTTTAAAGTTAACATTAATAAATAAGTTCTTCAGTATCAGCTAAAAAGGAATATTCAGATGGAACAGATCCATATGCTGAATCAATATTAGCGCTTACTTTCATGGCTTGCACAGCCAAGCGATATTTAGTAATTAGAACATTAAAATAGTTTATATAACGTCCATAGGTATCGTAATCTTGAATTGTAACACCACCAGTATCATTATAAGTCAGTGTATTTCTTGATGATAATATTCCCTTACCTGTTAAAACTTGTAAAATAGCTCCCAACTTTAAAATAGACCAATGTGGAAAATCAGCAATAGTATAAAAAGTTATAACTGGTGGTGCTATATTTACTTCATCAAGTGCATCTTCTATACATTCATACAAAAAAAGATCAGTACTTTCACGATCTTGTAAAAGTTTATTTAAAGTTGCATCATCACCTAAAAAACGACGAAGACGATCTACTTTAGTTTGAGATTCTACAGGTACAAACGGGTCTGCCATAATTTTTTTCCTTTAAATTGATTCTATATCTAAATATAAGCTTTTATCTAAACCTAGTCAAGTATTTAAACAAAAAAGGGACTTCATTAAAGTCCCTTTTTCATAGTTTGTACTAAATCTAACCTAAAGTCATCTTAGCACAGGATTTGGTATTACCAATTCCCATACCTACACTTTCATAAGCAGCAAACGATATAATATTCTTTTTCTTTTCAATCCAGAATTTTACATCATTTAATACCAAGAATTGGCCCATAAATTCTTGAGCTGTAAAGCCATAGATTTTATTTTGTAGTAGGCTTACTTTATTAGATACAACTAATCTACGTCCAAACAAAGTTGAATAAGAATAACCATTTACATGGGTTTCTGATCCTACTGCGTCACCAACCGTTGTTGCGTCATATAAAAATAAACGGTTATACATTGTTGTGTCCATTAAAATAATTTCAGTACGTAACTCATTGCCGTCTAATACATCAAACAGTGTTTTAAAAGCTGTTTTTGGTATTTGACCTGAACTGTAACTAGCGGTTTGAGCGCTACTTTCAGTTGTAATTGCTGCGTCTACTTGAGCTAAGAACGATGTATCTTCGATTTTTTGAATATCAAGAACTGAGTTCTTTTCGATAACCTCTGTTAAAGGCATTTCGTAAGCTAAAAGTTCTTCTTCTGTTTTTTGAAAATCCTCTGAACTGATCATATAAAAAGGAATCTCAAAACGAGGACCTTCAATGTAGTTCCAATCGGGTTCACCACGGAAGTTTACTGTCATAGCTTTTGAATCAGGTTCAATATCAACAATCTTTACAAGACCATCATGATTAACTGAACGTGTTAAATCGGCTTTTGTTACATACTGGGGTTGAATAATTTTACGCGCAAAAGATACTTCACGTAACTTTTGACGAATAAAAGCTGATCCCTCTTGTGCTACTTTTTCTAATCCATCCGGAGAATCTAACTTCTGGATGAATAGCTCATTAACAGTACTTGCTGATAAGTTTTCCATAATTATTTCTCCTATTATATCGTAATGTATTCGATTACGGTATGGCTGGCATTTAGATGAGTAATAGAGTGACTTGCTTTTGTACAATATGCAGCGATTATTCCAGCGCCTGCAGTTGTACTTAACATACCATCAGTGCCAACATATAATGCGGCTCCAACGGCTGGGGTACCTGTAAATTGATCTGTCAATGCACGGAATTTTCCGTAAACTACAGTTAATTTACCAGTACCTGTTGTAGATCTTGTGTCTGGTGTAAAGCCTGCTGTACCGTCACGATTGGATTCGTTCCACACACAACCTAAAGCAAAAGCGCCGGCAGAACCAACGTAATTTAAAGTGGTTGTATTTGGACCAACCCAAGTTCCGGTAAATCCTGACGCCAACAAGCCAGCTGCGGCTGTTACGTCAAAACGATGCACCATATTCAAGTTTGTCAACATTCTAAGCATTATTACTTTCCTCCAGTAATATTATTAGTCTTAATCCTCCAGAAGCCCTTGTATAAAGCGCTCTTCTGGAGATAGTGATATAGATGAGATATTCTTAGCAACTTTACCCAAAAAAAATCCCTGTCTGGTTTCTGTCATGGTAGCTGCTTTTTCAATTACATCTAATTGTTCTGAGGGCTGCTTACAAAATTCTGTAATAGTATCCTCAAATTTTTCAAGTGTTACATGACCAATTTTTAAAAAACGAGTTGCCAAACGTTGAGCTCTTTTATAATGCTCAAGCTGCATACCTTGTTCTTGCTGTTTTAATTCACTTTCTTGCAATTCTTGCGCCAAAGCTCTAATAGTTGAAGCAGCTCGTTTTTCTAAACTTTGTTCACTCATTGTTGTCTAAAAATTACTTTTATTCTTTTATTTCTTCTGTTGCTGCTAATTCTGCTTTAAAAGCCTTAGCCATAATAATACCTAATTGATGCTGTTCTGCAATTTTTTCTTGTTTTTCTTCAAGTGCAGCATCTTTTTCTATTAAGTATGTAGCTAGTTCTGTTACATCATCTTCAGAATAATCATTGCCATATTCTTCAGCTAGCATATTATCTGCCGTAGTAGCGTATTTATTAAGAACCTCTAAACGATCTTGAGTTAGTTGTTCTTCTGCATTTTTTTCAATAGTTTCAGAAACTTGTTCTTGATCAGCTTGAAGCATTGCATCATATATTTCTAATAAATTAGACATAATTTAATTTTCCTCCGTTCCAAAAAAACGATTATATAGACCTAAAACAATCCGCTGATCCGGTTGTAAAGATGCCAACTTTTCTGCTTCAGATTCTTCTACTGCAGGTTCTTCTGCATCAGCAGCTACCTTTTCTACTGTTTTAGTAGTTATTTCATTTAATTCTGCCATAAATCCCCGAGCCATATAACGACCTTGTTTTTCTAAAAGAGCAATTGTTTCTTTATCTTCTTCAGAAAGTTCGGCTTCTTTTTCTGCTTCAGGTTCTTCTGCTGCAGATTCTTCTGCTACAGGTTCTTCTGCTACAGGTTCTTCTGCTACAGGTTCTTCTGCTACAGGTTCTTCTGCTACAGGTTCTTCTGCTACAGGTTCTTCTGCTACAGGTTCTTCTGCGTCAGCTACTTTAATTTCTTCTTTTACTTCAGCCGTTTCAACAACTTCTGTTTTAAGTTCGTCTACTTTGCTGTCGTCTAGAAGATTTTCCGCAAAAACTTGTTCCGCTTTTTTTACTGTCTCAAGTTCCTGTAGAATTTTATCGATGTTTACACCCATTTGTGTAATACCTCCATTAGTTTATGATTAAATCCTTATAAATAACATTTAATGTGTCTTCGTCTAATCGATTCAGAACACTAGCAAATTTTAGTCAATTTGAATTTAATGTTTTAAATTTATTTATTTGCTTTGATATTGTATTTAGCCCAGTTACACCCAAAATAGACGCTCCTAAAGCTACAAGCGCTGGATGCTTTCTCAAAAAATTTTCACTTGATGAGATAGGAATTCCTCGCTGTGCTTTTTGTTCAGGAAAAGAAGCAGCATAATATGATCCTGGAACAGTTATAAGCATTCCACCAATAACGTGTCCAGCATTTTCAATCATACCTGCTTTCTTATCAAACGAATCCAAATCATGCACATGTTTTTGAGCCAATATTGAAACACCGGCCGCAGAACCAAGCATAGCTGTAAATATCCAAGGATGCCTTGCTAAAAACTTTTTAAATTCACTAGTACTAACATTATTAAATGTTTTTATATATCCGTAATATAAGCTACCCAACACTCCTAGAGGAACTATTGGACTCTTAACTGAATTAAACACAGGATCTTCTGACTGGCCAAAAAAAACTTTACCTATAAGACTTCGTTCTTTTTTATTTCTATCAGGAAATACCTGATTTAATTCTTCCGGAGATTGTGCTTGCTCTATAAAGTCCGCCTGGCTTATTTTATATAAACCACGCGCAATAATGTTAGGCTTTGTTAAAGCCATTCCTGGCAAGTCTTCAATTAACAACCCGGCAATTTTTTCATTAAAACGATCAAGAGATATATCTTCTGGAACAATGGCTTTTAGATTTGGATTTACATCAAAACAAATATTAGCTTTTTCAAGTTCTTCTGCTCCGAGTGCTTTTCCCATACTATATAAAGCTAGTTTTTGAAAGTCTTCTCGTACAGGTACAATTCGTAATCCAATAAATGTTGAAAGTATTTCACTTAGCGGATACTCCGAAAGTTTTTCAATAGTTTCTTTGGATAGACGTTTTTGGGATGATCGTATTAAATTTTTTGGATCATCTGCAATAACTTCTATTTTACCATCTATTTTCTTTTTTATCTCAGCTTGAGATTCAAGTTCTGCTGTTTTAGCAATACTTTGTGCTCAAGTTAAGGGCTCATCGATCATTTCATTTGCTGATTTATCAAAAGACGAAGAAGTTTTATTAGAAAGTTTCTTTATAAAACTAGCCGTCTTTTCGGCAGGGATTGTTACTACACTAATGTCAAAAAACTTTGGTTGATTGTTTATAGCATAAACCTTTTTACCGTTTGGCATTACCTTATTCATGTTGTTTTTTAAATGTTCGCAATAATTCGCGACCTTTGTTGCTTCGTTTCCACATATGCTGCAAGTATCTTTTGGAACTCTGCAATTATGAACTGCATACTGCTCTACTACATAAGAATTGTCTTTTTCTACTTCAAAGTTATAAACGGGCCCTTCATAATTTTCTTCTGCAATACTTTCGATACCTAAAAGATAAAAATCTTCATATTCAAAAGGACCCCCTTTACCGCCCGATCCCATAGAATCGATATTTTGAATCTTATTTGCATATTTATATAATTCGTTGTTTGCTGTTTTTCTAAATCTTAAAATCCATTCTATGGTTTCCTCGTTTGAAAATCCTTTTCCGGCTCCGTGAATATTTCTTCCAATAGTGACGTTTAGCCCAATTGAAAAACCTAACCATTGAATTTGTTCTAAAAGTTGTTTATTGCACGAACTTATATAAATTTGATTTTTATGAAAAAAGCCATCTCCTGAAATATATGCACCTAAAAAAGTAAGTTTAGCTTCTTTACTTCAATTAAAAATATCTTTATGCAAAAACTTTTTATGGCTATACTTTCCACAATATTTTAACACTTCTTTTTTTAAATCTTTTGAAAAAATCCGAATTACTAAAGCTTCTTTTGAATGAGACCGTGTTCCAAATTTTGCTTCCGGTAATTGTAATATCTTTAAAACGCTGTCTATCTCTTGTACTATTTGATCTTTTTCATTAACACTAAATTCTACCCCACTATCATTAATGTGTGTATACCCTTCAGCCAAATACCAACCTAAAAGTTTAGCCTTTGCGACAGATACATCAATTCCATCAACATTCTTTGGCTTTGGTATAAATAAATGATCGTGCACCGAAAGATCTTCTGAATTTTTTCAAACAGCGTCGTCAACTGACAATTGTTTTCGTCTTATTACCCGATTTTTTTCATCTTTGTCAAAAAATTTATCAGGTTCAATAATCAATCATGGGTGTTCTTTAGTAGCTGTAATTGTTTCTCTATACTTACCAACAGGGTTTATTGTGTATATCTTTCCAGAATAATCCCTTGGATGTAATTCAGTTACTTTGTGTATTTCTCCCATGTGTGTTAATACTTCATCCCCAACTTGAATATTTTCGATCGGTTTCTTGGAAAAATCACTAAGTATAATATTAGTACCAGCTTGGACACATCCCATACTCACCGCGGGCAGTTCGCCTTTATCCAATCTTTCTATAACAGGTTTAGCTTTGCTCTTGTCTAATTCCAAAACTAATTCAACTCTTTTCATTTTATCATTATAATGTGCAAATTTTACTTGTCCTAATGACAATTTCGGATCTTTATTTACATGATGTGTGTAAACATGGCCGAGAGCTTCAAAAGTTTTATGATAATCTTTTAATGCTTTTTCAGGAAAATAATCGCCATTTCGGTTTGAATTATGTCCAATAAAATCAACAACATACGAGTTATCATCTTCAACTTCTAGATTATAAATGGATGTTTTTTCTATTTCTTCAAACATAACTGATTTTACTTTCGCTAAAATATATCCGGTTGGTAAAATAAAAAAACCACCATTTTTACTAACTCGTTCTGTTAGATTTACACTTTTTAATCGTAATGTTTTTTCGAGCAACTCGGGCGTGTAATAACTACCAATACTTCCTTCATAAATATTATGATCTTCAGTTCCAAAACAATTATTACTGAATTTATTACAGCCGAGAGATGTTGTAGAAACAACTCCAATTTTAGCTAATAAACGTTGTAACGAAAAAGCTAAGTTTCTTGATACAGTGCTAAATTTAATTGTGTTTTCATACCTACTGTTGTCTGCGTCCGTTGTTAGATGCCCGTCGCCATCTAAATAAGCCGCAATAAAAGTTTTAATCCATTCATCGGTTTGAGCAAAAATTTCAGGATGTATAAATTTTCTTTTTGAGTGGTGCCCTAAATATTTTTCTAAAATATAAGCCATCTCTTTTCAACCAACACTTACCCTTAAAGCTTTATCTGATGTTTGAGACTCAGAGATAAACAACGAATGCTCAGCTTTTTGAACAATTTCATTTAATTTATCGATCATCTTCTGATCTGATTTACCAAATACAAAGACAATGCCGGCCCAATCATCTTTTTGATTTATCCTGTCATATCTCTTTGTTAAACAGCCTTCTGCTAAATAATAACCAAAAAGATGTGCATAATCAAGCGGCAACTGTTCGGGCAACTTTTCAAACTTTGGATCAATGGGAGAATAAACATAATCTCCGGGACGTATTTCTTTTGCATTAATTCATTCGGGCTTTAGTTGCGATAATTCATTTAAAAATTCTTCTCGAGATATTTTTTGTTTGTAATACCTTTTTTGAATAGGCACAAAATTTTCTTTTTTTAAGAGTAAAAAAGGATGATTTTCTGTAGATGTCTGCTCTTCAGCAAAATTTTGAATTTTAATTTTAGTTTGTAGCCCGTCATAATCTTTAACAAAACATGAAATAACTTTTTTAAAAGAATTTGTATGTGTTCAAACTTGATCATCTTTTTTTATTTCTTCTATAGGGCTATAACCCATATTAGTTAAGATAGGTTGACCCTTAAAAAAACATCCAAAAAACTCTCCAGCCGCTAATGCATTTACAAGTGCATACTCTTTTTCAGGTTTGCCATCTAAACCTTCTATATATTCTTGAATTTCCGGTGCATATTCAGCACGTTTTTCCATAGACGTTCCGGAAAGCACAGAAAAAACTTCAGTGTTGTTATCACCGTATATATAATTTAGAGTTTTTTCGATCATTATCCGATGGAAGTTGGATCCATTGCCGAATGCATATAATTTTTTATGAGTGTTTGTGCAAAGGCATCCCGCGCCGAATTTGCATTCAACGATAATCCTTTTGCAGGCCCTCTAGCTTTTATAATACTTTCATTTATACTTGTTAAAGTGCCGTACGTGTCTGGAGCAGGACCACCAAATTCATCTGGAAGACCACGAGCTAAAGACTGTCTAATAAATGCGCCGGCTGCAAGAGGATCTTGCGCCATATAGGGAGCAAAATGATATAACGATGCTCAATAACGTGCAACGGTTTCAGGTTTTTCTTTTTTTAATTCAGGATGGGCATCTAACATCTTAGCATAATATTCAGTACTTTTAGTTTTTAAATTACGCATTTTTAAATAGTCAATTATTACATCAATTATTTTTGCACTGACTGTTAAGCCTGTAGCAACAGCAGCACCCATCATTAAACTGCCTCTTAAATCTGCTTTTTTTTCATTCATCTCTTTAGACTACCTAAATATTTTTTGTGGGTTTTTTGTTGGTCCTAATTTTGCATATCCCTGTTCTAAAAAAGCACCTTGTTCTACTTTCCCTTTACTTTTTCCAAAATAATATGAACCAACAGATAGTGGTACTGCAGCCGCCAAAATAGGATGTTTACCTGGAAACACTATTATACTTTTTAAAAATTTACCCATATTGGTAATAGGTTCTTTTTTTAAAAAGTTTGGTATTCCAGCTTCTTTTATAATATCAACATATTTTTGCGTATAGTGGGAAAGGGCATTATCAATTTGTTGATGTCTTCCAACATTGCCTGCTGCACTCACAGCACTTTTAAAAATTTTAGACTCTGGATTTGGTGAAGCATGATATTGTGCTTCTTTTTCAAATGAATAAAACTTTAAATCGTCTTTTAGGTCATTTTGAATATTTTCACACAGTGATTCACCAATTGGGTTAGCAGCAATAAAAACAATGTTTTTTATATCTGCAAATGATGTATCTTGTAACATTGCCTGCTTTACATGATATTTTAAATCTAAATAATTTTTTTCAAAAGAACTATTTGTTTCTAATAAAGCATCTGTTAGAAATTGTATTGTACCCTTACAAGCAGAAGCTTCTTTTAGTCATTCACTCTTACTTTTTGAAAGAATTACTTTGTCAGATCTCTCTACCCCTTCTAAGCTTGCAAATTTATTAAAAACTTCCGACACAGAAACCTGTGTAAGAGGTTGATTATAATCATTAGAAACGACAGTTGAAGCTTCTTTTTCAAGACCTTGGCTAATTTCAAATGCTTTTTTTGCATCCGCTAACGGAAAATTAATATATTTATTTTCCGCAGTTTTCATTAGTGATAGATATAGTTCAACATTGGCTGACTCAGCAACACGATTAGTTTGATGTTGATTCAATCCTTTTGTCGTAGCTATTTTTGCCAAATTATCTGTTAAATTGGCTTTATTATCTAAATAATCTTGAGAAAGTTCTTTGCCCAGGTTGTCCAAATCGTGTGCAGTAAACATAACTTAATATAATCTCCTATGTTTAGATTGTCAAGTAATATTTTATTTTTTTATTATTAGGCAGAACCATATGCTAACTGGGCTGACAAAATTGCATATAAGGTCGCATGAAAAAAATCATCAGGACCTACATTTATATACTTGCTTTTTCCTAATTCCTCATTATATTCTGTTTGAATATTTAAAATATCCTCTAAGAATGTTTGAGAGTCTTCTCATTTTGGAAATACTACCTTTCCACTTTTTATTAAACTAAATACGTCATTCATTGTTTGGTTTCTACTAAGAGTATACGCAGGCATTTGCTTGTTTCATCTTAATTTTTCTTTTTGAGCAGCATTGTGTTGAAATGCAATTACTACTTTTTTTCCTATTCGTTTCTGTATTTCGCTATTAGGTGCTTCACCCATACCATAGTCAGCTGCCAAAATCTCACAATTTCATATATTCATTAATCTTGGAACTTCATCATGAATAAAACCATAATCTGCTTCTTTTCCTATAAATCTTTTAGCATATACCACATGATATTTATTATCACCACGTAACTGAACAACACTAATAATAGTATATGACTCAGTTGAATTTACAGGACCATAATCAATTCCCATAATAGACTGATAAGACAAATCAAGTTCTGAAGGAGTTTCCTGTATATTTTTATTTTGGCTGCAAGCGGCCATAACTTCTGTTCTAGTAATTGGCGCCACGCCATGATCATACTCAAGAGCAAGAACTTCATTAAAAAATGCAGCCTTACTATAAGTTTTCATTTTACCTATAACATCTTTTTCTCAACTAACCCATGGAGCTTTTGCAAAATGTAATAAACAAACTCTATAACCTTCTAAAGTAGGTTTATCTTTTATATTTGAGTATGTTGAAATCCATTCACCTTTTATAATATTAGTATCTAATTCCTTTCCGCAATTAGCATTATTACAAATTAAAAAATGTGGGCCAATATTTGACTCATCTAAAAGATTTCAATGATTGCAATGCGGACATTTTAATAGATATTCGTTTTGTGTAGATGCATACCAAAGATCTGCTAAAGTTCCTTTTGTTCGTTTTGGAGTTCCTGAATATAATGTACGTTTATACAATGATCGTGACATTGTTTCATGAATAACTGGAATAACGCTTGCTTTTAAATCTTGGATTTCATCCAAAAGATTAAAATCCGCCGACATGCCTCGTAAATGATCAGCTGATAACAACGCATATCTTAAATACATGCGACTATAATTAAGAAGTTGTTTCATGAATACATTTTGTACCATTGTGCTATTTAAATAATGTTCTTTAATCAAAGGAGAAGTTTCAAGTACAGGTGCTACACGATCCCTAGAAAACACTTTTGCTTGATCCACCGTAGGTGCCACATATAAAGTTCGAAAGTGTGGAATGAGCGCACTATTTGAAACCATTATATTCGCCAAGGTTGTACTTTTTGAAGTATTCTTGGTCAAAATACCATCAATTTGAAATGTGTGAATGCCCTCAATTTCTAAAGCCGTAGTAGCTTTTTTTCCCAAAAGCACTATTGAAGTGACTTTATCAAAATGAAAATCCGCATCATAAAGTTTTTGAAGCTGTGTAAACGTACAATCAGTTTTTAAATATCTTTTTAGTTTTTCATAAGAAACATTATTATTAGGACTATAGAATCTTTTATCTTTTTTTGGCCTATCTTTTTTTAATTGTTCATATACAAATTTTTTATCAATAACTAATCGGTTATGCGTTTTATGTAAATTTTGTATTAACTGCGGCGGTGCTTTTTTTGTCAAAATTTGATTATAAAAACTTTTTATTGCATCCTGTCCTTCTAAAGTTAATTTATAAACTTTTTTGTTTGTATCTTTATAAACTTTTGGTATAGATTCTGATATTATTGAATGTATGCCTAACTTTAAAAGAAGTATTTGTATGCCCTTTATTAGCTTTTCAGATATGAGGCCTATACCAACATAATGATCACCTGAAAATTTAGTCGATCAATATCCATCAATGTCTCACCAAATTCTTAAATAATCTTTTAACTGTTTTTCAGAAAGATTATATACTAGATCAGGATGAAATTTTGTTTGTGAGTTAGACGGATATAGTCCTAAACTTTTAAATCATTCTTTTAGAGGAGACGATTTACCAATACCTATTCCATTTATTCTATATTGACCGGGATACATATCTTGTGGCAAGGCATGTAATGAAATGTCTGGATGAAAATCTTTTAAAGCTTTTCTAAATTCTTGGACTATCGCAGCATCACAATTAGTAAAAGTAAATGAGCGGGTTGTCATTTCACCTTCAGCGAGCATATATGCTAAAACTTTATACTGATGGTCTGGAACAGTTGCTTCTTGTCGTAGTGCACACCTATTATTACGTGAAAGTGCTATAAAATCATTAATTTTTAGATCTTTTGCATTTTTAAAGCCAAACGCAGTTCAAATGGGGTGATTTCCAGTTACTCTTAAGGAGCGCCCTGTTCTGGTTTTTATATGAAAAACGTCTTCTTGTCCGTTATCCCACTTATTTTTTACAACAGAAATAACGTTTTTAAATGTGTCTTGATTAAAGCCAATTATTTCTTCGCCTGGCTTTATATCACTTGCTAAAACTGCCTGACCATTAGCTAAATTTAAAATTTGTATATTATCAACACATTGACGACTAAACTTTAAAACAATATCACTGGCAGGATCATTATATATTGCACGCATATGCGGATAAGCATCTAATGACAGCGGATGCCCATCTATATGTAAAAAACTCTCCGCAAAATCACTTCTACGAAGTTCTAATATTTTTTTAGAACCCATTAATAATCAAAAACCTGTTTCGTATATTTTGCAAGATGTTCAGCTTTTTTACGAGCTGCTCTTAATTTAGCACTTTTTTTAACAAAAAAAGTATGATCATAAAAAGTTTCCATTATTTGCGCCGTATCCATACGTTTATGTAAACGTCTTAATGCCTCATCAACTGCTGATACATCATTATAATGTACGTATACCATTAATCCAGAATCTTGTGGTCGGTCGTCTTTTTTATCTGTTTTTTGCTTAAAGGATGAAATATTCATCGACATTTAATGGTTGAAGTTTTTTAAAGAGTTCCCCGTAAGGACCATGCTCTATATATTTATATACGATATTATGATAATTATTTCTGGGCACTCCCCAGCCAACACCATAAACCATTTTTCTGTTATTTTCAATATAATCAACAAAGCGAACCAAGTCACGAAAATCTCGAACTAAATTATTCTTTGTTTGTTGTATATATCAACGCATTTCTCAGCTATTTGATATAACACAATAAAGTTTCTTTAATTTTTTATAATCAGTTTTTAATTTAATAACTTTTCTTTCAAAATTTCGAGCTTCACGTTGTGCATATAAAATTTCATCATCAAATTCTTCATTAGGATCGCGAACAGTATCTCGTGAAGGCGGTTCATTAATTCATTTATCTGATAAAATTTCATAGACCCCAAACATAGCATCTTGTCAAGTAGTTGCCGGAGAATATGGTTGAACAAAGAAACTAACAGGGTGTCGTCCTCCTAAACCTAAAAAACCATTTATAACACCAGTAACTTTTTGTTTATCCATTGTTTCATCAAATGGCTCAATATGCACATTAATATCTATATCAGAAGTATCTGTATATTTATACCCAGTTGTAGAACCTATAAGGTATGCAGCTTTTACAATTTCTTTTGGTAAAATTTTATAAAGTTCGGAAAGAATTTGTTCCTTTAATTGAGGAATAAGTTTTTTATTTGTATCTCACACATCCACTGCAAGTTGATTTTGGGGTTTATCCAAGAGACTTGCAATTTTAGAAAAATTAAGCATTAATTTTTTAATTGACCTGCACGCAATTTATTTATAATTTTTGATGTTTTTAAGTCTACATCGTTTAAAGACTTAAACATATCAGTTGTTTTTAGTCGATTAATCATATCATTGTATTTTTGAACATTACGTCGATCACCAATATTTACAGCTTTTTTATAATACTTATTTGCCATATTTCACATATTAGAAAAAGTATCTACAGAATTTCGGTTCACTACTATTTTAAAAAATTTACCCATTTTGTATTTCTGATAAATGTCTTTTTTTGTCTTCTTCGCCAACCAATTCCTTTATTTTAAAACTAACTTCTTCAAACAAATTCTTTTTATCTTCGGTATCTTTTTCAAGTTTATCTAATCGATCTGTCAAACGAATAGCTAGTGTTCCCCAACGTTGTGCTGTATCTGGATTTGCGCGAGACTGCTCTTTAAAATTAAAATAAGAATCAGTCATCATGTCTCTTAACATAGTGTCAAAACTTTTATCCGGTGCGGCTCCTAATTTTCAAATTAAATAATCTTTATCACCCTTTAAAGCTAACTTATAAGAATTTTTTAATTGTTTATCATCAATAGTTTCCACATATTCTTTTTTTTCTGCTAGATCCCAATCTTTTACATTAAAAAAATAATGTAAAAATTCCTGAATATCTTCTGCAGCATAAGAAATATTATATTTACCATTGATAATTAATTCAATATCTTCATTGGTTATTCTCGCTAATGCTAAAGAAGTAATTAAACGATACATCAAAGGATCTTCAGTTACATTAAAAGCTCCTTTTATTCCAAGAGTGCCAGATGGAACTTCGACTTTAAATAAATACCCAAACATCTTATCTATTTCTAACTCAAGTAATCAATCCATATCTATAGGTATTGAATAATCATTAAAATACTCAGGTTGTTGCGCAGAAAGAGCATCATATACTACTTGAACAGCGGGTAAAGGTAATGTTAAGTTTACCTGTAAAAGTTTATCATGTATAATACTTGGAGATAATCTTCCAATAACTAAAGTTTCAAGATATTTTATATATGGAAGTTGCATTAGGCACCATATATTTTAATTAAAATGGCCCCTAAAAGACCAAAAATAGCGCCAGCAATAGAACCTCAAACAGCTGCTTTAGTTTTTAACATTAAAAGATCATCATGAATTGTATCTAATTTTGTTTCGAACTTATCATGTATTTTATCATTACGTTCAAGTTCTTTTAAAACATGCATACTTCATTTTTTTCAATCATCTTCTACATTACCATTAAGCTTTAGTCGTTGATTATTCATTTGGATATCCTTTGTCTGCGGGTATTGTTATTCCATACAACCATGTGTCTTTTAAAGCTTCAATACTGTGTATTTGCCCACTTTCAAATTTTATAGCATCTGCGGGACCAAGTAATTTATCACTCAAATTGTCGTTGAAACACTGTACATTTCCCGAAATAACAATTAATCATTCCACTATAGGGGCAAGATGTGCATGTTTTTGTATTTTAGATCCTTTCAGCATAAAACTAAGTCTGGCTGCACCAAGACCATTATTATGCAAACACCATGCTTCGATAGATTCTCCTTTTTCTGCCGAGTATGAAATACTAGGACCAATTCTTTTTTTTACAAGTTGTAGTAATGATGCAACATCTGGTAAATTTTCTGTTAGAGTTCTTAAATTTTCTAATTCTTTACTCATATTACTCCTTATTTTACAAGACCCGATAATGGGATAAACATATATTGTTTACCTTTTACATGCTTTAATTTAAATTCGCGAAGATCGGTTTTAAATGTAAAGCCATCTTTTTCTAAATTTATCAGTTCTGCCATTCCTTGTTCAATTATTTTTATTATATTTTTATGTCCGGCATTTGATATATACTCGCCTTCGAAGGTTAACCAATCAAGATCGTGATCTTTTGTTCGGCGAATTTTAATCGGATAGGCTTTGCCCAAAAGATGCGTACGTGCACTTCAGGAATATACTGCTGAGCTTCCTGCGGGGCAATAAAGTCGTAAATCAAAATGCGTTCCATTATTGTTTTTATGTATGTTATACGAATAGTCCCAAGATACTAGATCAGAATCTATCGCTAAATATGAATACCCTTGTTCATAGTATTTTTCATTAGGCAATGTTTCGTAAACACATTATACTTCGTATTTCGGTTATTTTTGTGTAAGTACTATTAATTTACTTCTATCAAGTGATAAATGATTTGTTCATCTATCAAACGCTTTATCTAATCTATTTTCAAAAATAGAAGCAACTTTTTCTCTAAAACCTTTGAATGATTCTGGAACCCACTCCTCGTATAAATCACAAAATAAAGAGTCACATCCCTTATCAGTGTCAAGTTCGTAAGTTCGTGAAGCGGTTTTAAACACACTATCAGAATTTAAAAAGTCATCAACTTTTTTATCTTTTTTAATATCCAAGTCTTCTACTGTAATTGATTTCATATTAATCTTCCAAGTCATTAAAATAATAGTTTAGTTCTGTTTCGTCCGGAAATTTCTGAAACTCTGCTATTTTTTCTAAATTTTCTTTATATATATTTATATATCCAAAATCTTCTCCAACTATGGGTTGAACTGTAAAACCATATTCATCTTCAGCAAATTGTTGAATAAATTCAGCTATCTTACAGTGATCAGCGGTTCCAGAATGTTCTATAATTATAAGCATTATTTTTCTTTTAATCTTTTTCTATAGCTTTGCCAATCATTATACCAGTTCCTAGCGTTGCAGTTCCAATAGCTATTCCTTTAGTTATTTTTCTTTTATTTTTAAAGGCATAATCAATGCCTGTTTTAGCCTTTCCTCCAACAACGTCAACTCCAAGCGCAGCATAATTTTTAGCACCGGTTACAAGATTTTTTATGGCTTCTATTTTAGCACCAGCTATCTTTATATTATCAACAGCTTCCTTTATAATAAAGCTAGAAAAGCCCCGTTGTATATGTTTATTCATATTAATTTTTCTCCGGATCATTGACAGGAAGAAAAACCTGTCTTTGCTTTGGCATTAAAACCGTACTAAATCCCGTTGCAATTGCTCCAACCACTAAACCAGTTTTTAACGGTTTTCGAGCTTTGCCTAAATAATTAAAACCTGCTGTCAATATTGCAGAAGGCGCTCCAGCATATATAGTTGCAGTTTGTACTCTTTTTGTCAAAGGAATTTTCTGCACCACAGGTTCATATAATTGATCAGAATAACGAGTAGCCGTTTTTTTCATTCATTCTCATACTTGTTCTTCTGATATTTGACCTATTTTTTCAAAACCAAAAATTGCATTACGTTTACCTTCTAGATGAGTATATATATTTGTATTATCAATATCTTGCATTTTACGTGTTTTTAATGCTATTTTAAAACCACGCTTACGATTACCACGTTGCCCAATAGGAGTTTTCCTTTGAATACGACGAAGAGTTTGGTCAATAAAGTCATCCATAATTTCGGTTTGTATTCGTGCCGCACTTATACCTTCTGGAGAATTAAAATCTCTTAGTATACGAGCATTTGTATATTCTAGTTTTTTATTCATTTTATAATCTTTGACTTCTGGAAAATCTTTAGCAAAATGTTTTGTAGCTTTACGTATTTCTGTTGCCACCATTTGCTGTTTTCTATGAAGCCCACTAAACATTTTTTGTGTGTCTTCCAAAGGTTTTAATGTGGCTTTTACAGCTTGAACATTTTTAATTTTTGTGCCCACTCCGGACCCTATAGCTGCACCCGCCATTCCTCCCAAAAGCATTCCTTTCATTACTCCCGTGACATGCTGATCAAAAGATATTGGAACTCCTTTTTTTGCTAAATCTTTATATCTTTTATCTTGTATGGCGCCTCCAACAACGCCACCACCAAGAGAACCCGTTGCTGTTGTTATGGCACGTAATACATTTGATTCTTTTTTCATACTTGCTTTTTTCTCCGGCAACCCTTTCTGCTTTGTAGAAGCAAAATCATCTACTTCTTTTTTAGTCATTCCTTCGGCTGCTTTTTTTATTTTTTGTACTAATTCGTCTGGAAGTTTAGACGTATCTAAAGTTCCAGTTTTGTAGGCATGAACCATGCCCATAAATCTTTGTTGTGATTTCGAGTTGGCTGGCATAATTTAACTCCAATTTAATTTAATATAAATGTTTTTTGTCATAATTACAAATTATTTTGTATTTAAATAATTATCAATATACATTATAACATCAGGACTTACTTTTAAAGTATTGTGTCTACTCATATATCATTTTCTAAATGTTGGGAATGGCCGATTTGAAATTTGTTCATGTATACCTCTGTTTGCACTATATCAATCTGCAACCATTTCTAATTTAGTATTAAAATCTTGTGGCTTATTTAATTTATGAAAATGATGCGGGTTACGTTGAAAATGTTTATCTCTAGCAATTAAAAAATTTCCATAGACTATTGGATCAGAAAAACCATATCTAGTCTGAACAACTCGATTAGGAGTATCGCCGGTAACACCTTTTGGTCCAAATCAAAAAGCTGTATATGGTCGTCATTCGCTTGGCCTAAATTTAGAAAGATCGTGTTTTAATAATTTTATTCTGGGCACATCCATTTTTCTTCCAGCTTTATAAACATAATATTTATGTTTACCTAAATATTTTCCATATTCTAAATTAGGCTTGATATTGTCTTGCCAGAATCCTGCAGTTTTTAGTTGTTCTCCATAATTAATTGGTATTTTCACCTCTTTTAAAATACCTTTTGGTGGTTGCCTATGAATTCATTCAGCTCCCAGTCGACGAATAGCATGCGAAGTTGGAAGATTTCGGTTATGACGATATTCTGCCTTAGAATCATATCCGAGTGCTTGATGCACCTGCGTGAGATCATAAGATTCCTCTTTAAAAAATTTAGCCATTATATTTTCCAAAACGTTCAATACGATTAGCGCGAGCATTAGTTAAATTCCACAACGCCTGCATTTTTGGATGATCAACTGTAAATGTCGTTCCCATTACAGCATTATATTCTTTAACAAAATTTTGTTTATCTTTTTTAGAAGCATTATGTCATCTCGTAATTGATACAATAACTAAAAGCCCACCTGTAAGATATGGCCAAATAGATTCTGGATTATTAGATCGTTTCTTATGAGACAAAAATAAACTCGCACCGCCCAAAGCCCACGTTAGAGGATTATTCATTGTTCGTCCAACTTTTCCAACAACACCAGAACGTTGATGTGAGTCTAAAAAAGCATCATCTTTAGCAAAAGAAGGTTGCGTAAATGATTCAGGATGAAATCCTAATTTTATTAATTTTGGCTGTTCACAAGAAAATTTACATTTTTTTTTGTGTGTTTTTTCAAACCCTAATTTAATTAAAATTCCCATATTACTTTTTGTGACCTTTGGATTTTTGTAATAATTTTATTCCACCATAAGTAGCTAGTGATGTTGCCCCAGCAACGGCTAATCCTTTAGGATGTGAAATTTTTCCAGTAATATACTCTACCATACGACCCGTAGATCCATAAGGTTTCGAGATCATGTGTTTCATTTCTTTTGCATGAAAAGGAAAACCAGAATTTCATTGTAATTCAACAGCTTTAATTTTTCCATCTCTAGGAATAATTATATCTGCACCTACAAAAGGAACTTCGTGTATATGTTTATATGCTCCTTTACTAGATAAATATTTTTTGTAATCTCTAACAAAAGCTTCATATCCAGCACGTCCTTCAGAAGTCAGATCTTTATTTAAAATTACTTTCATTCCTTTTTTTCGGCCAAAACGATTTAGTAATGTAGCCCTATCTCCCAAAATCTCCATACGATATTCTTTATGCCCAGTCCCCCAATCTTTACTAATAAGTAAATTAGGCGCTTCTTTGCGAAGCTTTGTTAACAGTTCTGGATCTGTTTTGTATTTTATATCAATATTTTGAAGACGATCTCAAAAATTAATATCAACTCTATGTTGTTTTAAAGGCACATCTTTACTATGTCCATATAAACCCAACATAGAGTGTCCCAACCCTCTATCAAAATCTGGTTTTTGTTTATAAAAAAACGCGCCCCTCTTTTTCTCAATTTTTGTTATACCGTGTAATAATTCTTTATCAGTTGTTTTACTAATATTTTTTATACCAACTTCTGCGAATGCTTTTGGTAACGTTGTTGTCTCAGGAAAATATTTTCCTATATGTTTTAATTTTGGATACTTAGCTTTATTTCGTAAACTAGATCTATAAGCTTTAAACAGCTGTGGACCATTAATTGTTATCCCACCTTCTGTGTTTGCTAATAACTTTGAGAAAAGCACTCCGGGCGGTTTATCTCTTATTTCTGATTTATATGTAAAATATTTAAACCTCGGTTCGTATATAATTTTAGCTAATATGGCGCGCGGTTTATTTTTAAACCCTACACCTGTGCCACGCGCATTGTGTGCAGCAATGAGACGTTGTTGTGTAATATCCGCTTTATCTGATATATCAATACTACGACTACCAAAATATGAAGCTGTACCAACACCCGCAGCAACAACAGGTATCATATGTTTTTTACTTCTGTCTTTTTTTATTGATGCCATAAATAGCAGCTCCTGTTAGTGCAGCAACGCCAAGACCCGGTACAAGTGCTTTGGCCATTGCCACATTTCTAAATTCTTTTCGTCCTGTAAGAGATTTATAAAAAGCTTTTTCAGCTTTATAACTAATTATATTTCGTTCTTTTTGTGCTATACGTACCGTTTTATTTTGTATTTTTTTACTTAAATTTTTTGTATTTTCCAAAATTTTTGC